GGTGGTGTTGGCGCTCCACTTCTCCGTCTCGCCGATGGGGTCCTGCCAGTAGCCTTCCCAGCCGGCGCCGAAGTTGGCGAAGAAGTCGTCGAACATACCTTGGGTGTTGGTGTTGAAGTCCTCGAACATGCCGGTGGTATCGTCGTTCCACCGCTGGACGGTGTCCTTGGTGTTGGTGGCGAAGTCGTCGAACATCCCCTTGGTGTTGTTGTTGAAGTCCTCGAACATGCCGAGGGTGTCGTCTTTCCACTTCGTGAAGTTCTCGACGCTGTCGGTTACGAAGCCAACCATGCCTTCCCAGCCTTCGACGAAGGCGGGGATGGCTGTCTCGGTCACCCAGCCGAAGAAGCCGCCCATGACGTCGCCTACGACCTTCATGGCGCCGTCTACGCCGTCGCGGAACCATCCGACGTTTTCGTAGGCCCAGATGAAACCGGCGGCGAGGGCGGTTAGCAGGCCGATGACGATGCCGATGGGGTTCGCCTTCATCGCCGTGTTGACGGCCGTCACTGCCGCGGCCAGCCCACCGGAGGCGAGGGCTGCTATGCCCTTGGCTGCCGCCCATGCGTGGGTGACTACCGTGGTGGCGATGATGTGGGTGGCTAGGCCGCCGACGATGAGGCCGAGGGCCTGGGCTGCGCCTTCGTTCTCTTGGAAGAATTTGATGGTGTCGGAGAAGGCGCTGATGACGCCGTGCGCGGCTGGGAGGAGGACGGTGCCTAGCTGGATGGCCAGGACGCCTACGGTGGCTGTCAGGCGGTCCCACGCTGCGGAGACGGTGGATTGGATGTCGGCGTTGGAGGCGACGTCGGCGGCGGCTTGGTTCTGGGCCTCGGATACCCGGCGGGTGGCGTCGGCGAAGGCGTCGGCCCGGTTGCCGGTGAGGTCGAGTGCTACCTGCAGGCCGGTGGTGCCGCCCATCATGGTGGCCAGCGCGCCCGTGTAACTGATGGTCTCGGGGCCACCGCGTTTGATGGTGTCGGAGAAGCCGGCGCTGCGTTTGGCCAGCTGGAGGAACTGGTCGCCGAGGGCCTCCTGCTCCAGCCCGAGGGTGTTGACGTTCCGGGTGTATTCGTTGGACGTCATGGTGCCGTCCATGAGGGCCTGCGACCACGCCTGTAGCTGCGGCGGCATGTTGCCCAGCATGGTGTTCATGGCGGCGGACGCGGCTTGGCTCTCGCGGAAGGTGCCGAGGAGTACCTTGTTGCCGTCCGCTGATTCGAGGATCTTCTCGGTCAGGTAGTTGAGGGTGCCGCCGAGGCCCCGGCTGCTGAGGTTGTTGGCGACGTCGTTGGCGTCGATGCCTAGCTGCTGCATCATCTTCGATGCGACCTGGTTGGGCTTCGACAGGTTGAGGAGGGCGTTGCGGAGCTCCTGCGTGGCCTGATCGGCGGACTTGCCCGATTGGGTCATGATGGCGATGGCCGAGGAAATCTCCGCGAAGGAGATGCCCACCGTTGAGGCCACGGGCAGGATGGTCGCCAGTGAGCCGGTGAAGTCCTGCAGGCCGCCCTTAGCCAGACCCGAGGCGGTGGAGAGGGCGTTGGTGGTCTGGACGGCTTCGCTGGCCGGGATGTTGTAGGAGGCCATGACGGCGGTCAGGCCTTGGGCCATAATGCTGAGGTCGGCGCCCTCAGCCTTCGCGCCCTGCGTGGCGGCTTTGAGGATGTTGAGGGCGTCGGCGCCCATGTAGCCGCCGGAGACGACGTCGTACATGCCGTCGGCTAGTTCTTTCGCCCCGGTGCCCGTGGCCTGGGCTATCTCGAGGATGCCGTCGCGGACGACGGCGAGGTCGTCCATGGCCATGCCGCCGGAGGTGTGGAGCTTGAGGGTGCTGGCCTCGAAGTCGGCGGCCATCATGACGGCGCCTACGCCCACCGCACCGGCGGCGAGGGTTATGCCTGCGGCCAGCTTAGTGTAGATGCCGGCGACTTTTTCCTGCGAAATGCGCTTCTGCTCGGCGTTGTATTCAGCCGCCCGGGCGCTCGCCGCTACCGCGCCCTCCTCGGCGCGCATGGCCTCGGCTACCTTCCGCGCCTCATCGTCCGCCGCCGCAGCCGCCTTCGTGCTCGCGGCCAGTTTCTGCTGCGTGGCCAGCGTCGCCGCGTTCGCCGCCCTGTCCGCCGCCGCCTGCTGCGCTGCCGCGCTCGTGGCGGCTGATTGGGTGCCTATAGCGTCGGCCCGTACCTTGGCCTCGGAGGCGGCGGTGGCTGCCGCTGCGGCCTTCGCGTGGGCCACGGCCTCACGGTCGGCGGCTACGTTCGCCTGCGCCGCGGCCAGCGCCCGGGCGGCGCTGGCCTTCTCGGCGGCGGCTACCGCGCTGGCAGCGTTCGCCTGCGCCGCAGCCATCTCCTTCGCCATCGCCGCCTGTATCTGGGCGCTGGACATGGCGACACCGGCGGCGGTCTGCTGGTACGCGCCCTGGAAGGACTTCGCGGCGGCGCTGCCCTGCGCGAACGCCCCGGTCATGCCAGCGGCGTTACCGGTCAGCAGGGCCTGTACGTTGACTACCTGTCCGAGTGCCACCGGCCGCCTCCTATTTCTTCTTACGCTCGTCGGGTTCGATGATGGTGAGCAGGGCCCGCCACTGGTTGAACTCGGCGACCGTCATGGGTTCCTTGTCCGGGCCTCCGTTGTAGAGCTCCTGCAGCGTCCGCCCGGTACGTTCGGCGACCACGAAGGCGACCCGGAGGTCGCTGTCGGTCATTATTTTTTTGCTTCAGCCTCCGCCGCCTCTTCCGGCTTCTTCTCCACGTTGCCGCTGAGCTTCATGGCAGCCTGCCCTACCTTGTCGGCGGTGCCGGCGGCGAGGTTCTGGATGAAGTCGAGGTCGTCGTCGGCGAAGACGCGCTCCCCCGTCTCAGGGTCATACGCGCAGGCGCGGATGTACCCGGCCTCGAGGAGGCTCTTGTCGAGCTCGCCCGTCTCGGGGTCGGATAGCTCGACGAACATGGCCTGCCGTTCGCCCAGGGTCAGGCTGCGGACTTCGATGACGGCGTCCCACTCCTCTACCTCTACCCGCTCGCTCACGTAGGGGCGGGCGGCGGCGATGCGGTCGCGGATGCTCCGCCGCACCTTGCCGCCGGGCGCCAGATAGCCGCCGGTCTCCGAGGGGACGGGGGCGTGCTGGACGGGCGGGTAGTCGGTGCCCGTCTCTTCGAGGTGTTCGGGCCCGTTGCTGATGGATTCGGTCACGGTGGACACTCTTTTCTGTAGTTGTGGTGGTGCTGGTGGTTATGCGACGACGGTCTGGTCGAGTGCGCCGGTCCGCTGGAGGTCGAGCTTGAAGGTGGAGACGCCGCCTACCGGGGTGGATACCGTGTAGCTGGTGGGGATGTTCTCGCAGGCGTACTTGACCTTGCCGGTGGTGTTCCCGGCCGGGTAGTACTCCAGGGACATGGTGGCGAGGGTGCCGTTGGCGATGGCGTCGATCATTTCCTTGATGGTCTTGTCGACGTTGTTGTCGTAGCTGCCACCGATGGAGAAGGTGCCCTCGCGGAGGCCGGCGATGAAGGTCTTATCGCCCTGCCCGAAGGACGTGGTCTCGCCCGTGCCCAGGCTGTTGGACAGGTCGCCTGCGTTGGAGACGTTGCTGATGTCGGTGAGGGTGCCGGCGGCGTTGTCGATCTTGATAACCGCTGCTTTACCGTGGGAAAAAGCCATGGTGCTGCTCCTGTTCTAGTTACGGGCGAGGGCCACTACGGCCACGAAGGTCCCGGTGCCCGCGGTGGGCGTGATGAGTGCCCGCACGTAGCGGTTGATCGTGCCAGCTACGGGTAGCTGGTACGCGGTCGGTTGCCCGAACGGATGATCGGCGTCCACGGGGACGCCTGCGGGTACTATTTGAGCGGCCCCGGCGAGGTCGACCCAGACGGTCCCGTTGGTGCTGTCCTGCACTTTTACGCTGATGCTCGTGCTGCGGTTGTTGTGCGGGACGTGGATGTTGACGATGCCGCCGTTGCTCGTGCCGGAAAGGATGCCGGAGTCGACGGTGGTGCCGGTGACGGTCGCGGATCCCAGGCTGGCGGTGCCGTTGAGTACTTGGCCGAACTTGCCGCCGCCCGTGGTCTGGACGGACAGGTTCAGGGTCACGGCGGAGGAGATGGGGCTGCTGTTGCTTACCTCGGTCTCAAGCCCGGCGGCGAGGCGGGCGTTGCGGCCGACGACGGCGCCGCCGTCGGGGCAGTACGTGATCGGGTAGGCCTGCCCGGCGTTGCCGAGGGTGAAGAGGGTGCGGTCTACCTTGCCGATGTCGCCGTCGAAGAAGCCGGCGGCGGAGAAGGTCGCGTCGCGGTGGCCGGGGATGAAGGTCTTATCGTCGTCGCCCCAGACGGTGGTGTCCGCCGTCGCCACGGAATCGGCGAAGTCGCCGCTGTTGAAGTAGCGGGTGGCGTTGAGGTGGGCGAGGAAGAGGGCGGTAGATTTACCGTGGCGGAACGTCATTTGCCGGTCTCCTTATTGTCCTCGTCGGCCGGTTCGATGGCGTCCTGGCGGAGGAGGGGGGCGATGCTGTAGTCGGGCAGGTCGTCGACGATGTCGCCGGGGTTCGCGCGCTTGTTGTCCGGCGGGTAGTTGAGGCCCTTGAGGACCCGATACTTCGGTGCTTTGGCGGCCACGGTTCGCCCTTCCCGCTGGTTATGGTGTGCGTCTCTTGGAGGATACAGACGGGGAAGGCTGGGGCCGTGTGGTGACACGCCGGGGGCAAAACGAAGCCCGGCAGCGGTCTCAGGCGCTGCCGGGCTTCGTTTTGTGTACCTGTCCTCGGGGGACTCTTCTCAATTCCGCCGGCACAGTAACCGCTGCGCCGGCGTTCCTTCCCCTGCTCCGCGGTGCAGGGCGGGTCTTATAGCCAGATCCAGTCCGTCCGTACCCAGTTGACGCGGTCGGGCTGCAGCATGAGTAGCTGGGCGTATCCCTGCGCTAGTCCCTGGCATGTGGCAAGGAGTTCGAGAGTGGCGGCGGTTTCGAGGTCGCTGTTGGTCTTCCCAAGGGCCTCTTGCCATTGGGCGCTGGTGATGGCCCATTGCCGGGTTAGCTCAGGCTCGGGCTTGCCTGGGATGAGGCCGGCGGTTACTTCGAGGAGGGCGCGCGCGTTTTCCATTTAGGTGCCTGCTTCTATGTGGTCTAGGTGGTGTTCCATGCGGTCGAGGTGGTAGTTGATGGTGGCGGCGGCGGCGTCGGCGTGGGCGGGGGCGTCGGCGTATTCGATGGCCAGGTTGCCGCGTAGCCGTTGGAGGCTGGTGTCGTGCTGGCCCAGGAGGTCGAGGCGGGCGGCGCGGCGCGCGCGGCGGGCCTGCCCAGTGGTGGCTATCGGCTCGGCCGGTTTCCACTCCTCGGCCTGCTGCCTGCGCCGGTGGTGCGTGGTCACTTCGCCGCCCCGGCGGCTACGAGGGCGGCGATGACGTCCTCGGCCGTGTGCTGCGCTCCCTTGGCCCACGGGAGTTCTTTGCCGACGCCCTGGTCGCGGAGCATCTGGTTGGTGTCGAAGAGGACCCATTCCCGCTCCGTGGTGGGGACGTGGTCCTCGAGTCCGCCCATGGTGAGGAGGGTGGTGATGCCTGCCCGGTACTTGTCACGGGCGCGGACCATGTCTTCTGGGGTTCTCATTTCATGCCTTTCCGGATCGCTTCGAGGGCGACGATGATCGGTTGCCGGTTATAGGGGGTGTCCAGGTTGAGCGGGTTGTTGGTGGCGATTCGCAGGGTGGCCATGCCGTGGCCGAGGCCACCGGATTCGATGGTCATGTCAGTCAGGCGCTCGGTAAGCACCTCTATGGGGATTAGCCCGGCGTTGATGAAGGCGTACTGGGCGTTGAGGCGTTTCGCGCGCTCCTCGTGGTGCCGGGCCTCGGCGCGGACGGCATGCTCTTTTGCCCGGGTTAGCTCGGCCTCTAGTTCCCGGTGGCTGATCCATCGGGTGTCGCGGAGGTCGAGGCCTTCGATGGTGTCGCCAGTCTTCCGGTCGAGGATGCGGTCGGCGGTCAGTCCGTGCTTATTAGCGAAGCGAACGGCTTTACGAAGGGTAGGGAAATACGCCCACTCATTGGGGTATCCCTGATCGAAAATGTCGACGCCGTAGCGTTTCTTACTCTTGGCCATGTGCGGGTCCTAGGCTCGGGGTCAGTCGTCTTTATAGGGCAGGCGGGCCGTCGCGTTGGGGTCCGGTTCGGCCGTCTCCCAATGCACTTTTAGGCCGAGGGCGGCGTAGGCGTGGGCCTTGGCTTTGCGGACGTATCCCTTGCCTTCGACCCAGACCATGTCGTTACGCTCCCCTACTTCATCCATACCCTAATCATAACCTAGGTTGCTGGTGGGTCGGCTTCCAGTACGATGGTGGCGGGCATGGTTCTGTCATCGCCGCTGTTCGTCGTTTTGCACCGGCCGCAGCGGATAACCCAGGGCCGGGTTACCTTCTCAGCCAGCAGCTTCCCGCACTGCTTACAGCGGGGCTGCAGGTCCGATGCTATCCAGCCGGCCATGGCACTTCCTCGCCGCAGGCGTCGCAAACCCCGGCACCACGCCCGGCCTCGAGGATTGGGCCCTTGTGCTCCTCGCCGCAGGCCTCCATAGGCTGGCCCATCGTCTCGTGCGGGTTCTTCGCCGGGGGGGCTTGGATGGTTTTGAGGGCGTTGATGCAGTTCTCACGGGCCACGACGAGGACGGATAGGCTGGCATCTATGGCGCGTAGCGAGGATTCCAGTGCCTCGACTGCCTGCTCTTGGGGGTCACTCATAGCTTGGCTCGGTCATGATCCAGAAATTGGCTTGGAAGGCTTCGCGGTCCTTTATGTCCCGGCCTATGGGGTCTATGCCGCCGCGCGGCTCGGCGTCGAGGATGGTGAGGCCCCGGCTGGTGTACCCGGTGGCCGCGGCTATCCGGTAGCGGAGGCGCTGGATTTCGTCCTTCGCCGCCCGGTAGTCGTCATCCCCATCACGGACGGTTACGGTGATGGCGGCGAACTCGAGGGCTACCGCTTTACCGTGGGTGCGGAGGGTCTGCCCGGGGGTTTCTTCGACGAAGATGACGCGGCCTTCGGCGTCCTGGTTGTAGGCCATGAAGAGGTTGGTGCCGGATTCGGCGGCGGGGGTGATGCTGAGGATGAAGTCGTGGACGAGCTCCAGCGCGGTCGGCGTGTGGCCGTCACTGTCGGTTATTAGCTGCGGCTCGGTCTCGCTCATGCTGCGCCTCTCCTGAGTAGTTCCTCTAGCCGCAGGGCGATGGACGGGCCGAGGGTGGGGGCCATGTCGTTGACCGGGTCGGATAGGTAGTGGGACTTCTTGCCGTTGTGGTAGTGGCGGATCGGCCGGGAGCCGTCCTGGCGCTTCGCCTCATGCTGGTATAGGGCGTAGGCGACGGCCGTGTTGCCGTAGCTGAGCATGACGGCGACGTCGTCGCCGACGATGACGGGGCCGGTCACCCGGCCGCTGTTCTTCAACGGGCCGTGACGGAAGGGGACCTGCTCCTGCGATTCCCTCATCATGTCGTCGCCGCCCTCTTTGAGGGCCTGCCCGAGGATGGGGGTGGTCGCCTGCCCGGCGAGGACCATGAGGCGGATAAGGTCGTCGTGGCCGGTGACGGTTACGGTG